TCATCGGCCTTGGCCTGAAATCTGGCGGATAAGTCGACGGACTGAGCCGATATCAGCCTCCGACAGGTCGGTCTGGAACTGTGAGGCTTTCTGGCGAATCAGGTCGATTCGTTCATGGTCGATGGGGCGGGCCATGGATTGAAACTGTCCGCCGGTAGCCGCGTCATATAAGTCACCCACGTGCGTCTGCGCCCGCTCCAGCAGGGCCGCAGACACCCCGAAGGCGCGCAGTTCATCAACCCTGTCCGGGATCGACTCAAGAATCGTAATTATCCTGCGCTCGATCGGGTCATCCCGGCCTTTTGTTCGCCAGTAGGAGATCGAAAGTGTCTTCAGTTCCTCGACGAGATTCCTGACCGAGTCGATCTTTACGTCCTTCCGCGTCGCCCGTCGATTTAAATAGTTTGCGACGCAGCTCGCCAGGAAGCCGGCTACGGCACCCGCTAGGGCGCCGGCAACTCCTGCTGGAGTTCCGTCCCAAAAGTCGGCCATGTCACAGCTTATGCTTCGGCTGTGTTGGCTGTGCGGCACCGGCGAGGCGTGCTGCGGTCGCAATGTACTGCACAACCTTGTCACGGTAGCGCGCGCTCGATCGCTTATTGGCTTCGATCACGAGGTGATCCTTGAGGAATTGGGGTGTCATCCGGTTCTCTCGGATCAGCCCGCCGAAGGCCTCTTCGAGAAACGAAGATCCGAATCCTTCGGTGTTATCCAGAACGACGACTACCCGGTCATGCCGCTGAAGCGCGGGCACCAAGAGCCTCTCGCGGAACTCTTGGCCGCTAAAATCGCCGTCCTCTGGGTGCCTCCCAGCAGGTACGCTGGAGAAATCTCGGCCGATGTCAATCGTGATGCTGTTCATCACCGTAGTCCTGGATGGTCCATTGGATGAATGTGCCGCCGAAACTGGGGTCCACAAGGTCTGCACTCGTCTGCTCCCGCGCTCCGTCTTTGGTGAATCGATACTTTGCGCGGTTGGTTACCACGAGCAGCTCACCCCGAGAGTGGTGGCTATCCACATATCCCTTGATGTTTTCACGGAGGCCCTTGCCCCGGTGGGGTTGGCCTGTCTGGGACTGATTCCCAGCACCCATGTCAAAGGCAGCTGCGACAATCCTACCGTCGTTCTTAAGAAGGTCGGAGATGCCGCCTAAGAGTAGCTTGATAAACGGCCAATTATCGCTCCTAGGAAGGGTTCTGGCGATACCCTCGCCGTGGTCTACCACCATGACGGTCATCGTATTCAGCTCTACGTTAACTGAAGCGGATATCCACCACTTGTGAAGGCCTGGGTTGCCGTCTCGATACGCGTGCTGGTGCACGTTAGTCATGGCTTCAACCAACCCGTCGTACAACGCGTGTCGATCTGCGATTCGAGGCCCCAATTCCTCGATCCGGCGCCGGAGGTCCTGCGCGGGTCCACCCGGGCTCCTGTCTCCAGACTGAAAGGGGACGTAACGGTCCTCCCCGGGGCTGAATGGAGCGTCTAGGCGGCCGCGGGCCCGAAGGATTTCGAAAAAACCCATTTCCCTCAAACAGCGGTATACACCGGGTCTCCATTCCTGAACGTCGACTGCACGAAGTGACTGCATGTTCGTCCGCAGGCGCCACCGATCGCACTCCGCAACGAGGAGTAGAGCGGCTGCAGGCGAAATCTCTTGGATCGCACTGAAGTCGACAAGGAGCTTCCCTCGCAGAGTCTCCGAGGCTGCTCTCAGGTCTCGCAGGAAGCTGACTGTTTGCGCATAGTTGACGTCTAAGTCGAGAGACCGTGGCGGTACAAGACGACGGACTCTCCGCTTTGACGCGGGGAAGTAGGGGTGTTTCGCCTTGGGCGCCACCCGAGCGGCATGCTGTAAGCGAGCCAACCTCACGGGTCGGCGCATCTTCCTTAGGCGACGCCTCTTGAATATGCGTCGCTCCTTGCGTCTCAGTTGTGCTTTCGCATCCTTTGCGTGTAAGAGCTTCATCGCCTCCCCCCCCGGTTCCCCTTGGGAGCGAATTGTAGGGGGCTCAAGAGATCCATCCAAGATTAGTCTGCGGTGGGAGCGACGACCGGCAGGGAGTGATCGTAGAGGTAAGCCATTGCATCCGTCTTATGGCCGCTGGCGGTCTTCTTGTCCCCATTCGTGTCGGTGACCCCGCGGTGTTTCAGTCCGTGCAGGCCAAAACGCTGGCCCTCGGCTAGCACCCCGTCCCGGATTGCCGCGCGCATCATCCGCTGCCAGGCGGTATTGAAGCCGGACCGGGTGAGCGATTCGCCGTCCTCCCCCACGAGTAGTGGCCGGTCCCCGAGCTGCAGCGGCACCGGTCGCCGCCTCCTCGTCCACACCAGATCGCGATAGGTGCGCAGCGCGTCGAGCGCGGCGCTGAGCTGCGCTCCCTTTCGGACCAGGTTGTCCCGGCTGCCCTTGCGGCGATTGGTCTTGAGCTCCTCTCCGAAGTCATGGGCATCGGTGAGGGTCAGTACTTCGATTCCGCGCAGCCGGGCTTGGTAGGCGAGCTCCATCGCCGCCCACAGGTAGGGCGGTAGCGCACCCTTCTCGCGCGCGCCGCGGGCGCCGCACTCGCGGGCGTAGGCCTGGACGCGGCGGAAAAGTTCGAGGTCCGGCATCCGGTGGTCGCGCTTCTCGCGCACCTGCTTCACGCCTACCGCGGGGTTCGTCCGCACGTGGTCATGCTCCCGAGCCCAGCCGAACACACGGCGCAGGTAGCGCAGCCAGTGGTTCGCCTTGGTGGGGTAGCCCGGGACAGCTTCTTCGCCCGGGCGGTCAGCCGGTCGGCCCTGTGCGATGACGTCGACCAAGCGGCGCATGACGCCTGGGGTCATACGGTCGACGATGGCCTCGCCCAGCTTGGTGCCGTTCTTGAGTGGATAGGCTTTGATCCCCTTGGCGTAGTCCTGATAGTGCTTCTTGGTGCTGGGCGCCAGTTGGGCGAACGCCAGGCTCGCCTCGAACAGGTCGATGACGTAGGCCACCGAGCCACGGAACGCCGATCCGGCGCGCTGCTCGGCGATGACATGGAGATCCGATAGCCGGGCGCTGGCTTGCGCCACGGTCTTGGACCTAACCCCTCTGCCCTCTGGATGCGGCTCGTGCACAAACCAGCGGCCGTTACCGCTCGAGTCCCAGTAGATGCCCTTGGGCACCTTGCTGTAGTCGATGTGGGCTGGCAGATTGTGGGGGACTTTACGGGGGCGTCCGCGGGGCATAGGGATATGACAGTGGGTGAGACGGAAGGCGGTAATGACCGCGCCAAGGCGCATTGGTCTGAGCACTTCATCAAAATGGTCGAGGCATGGGTCCTCGCGGTGGGTATTACCGCGTTCGCCGCAGTCGCCTATCACGCCCCGATGCTAAAGCCGGGCATCGTGACGAACTGGAAGACCATCACGTGGATCTGCTTGCTGCTGGCATTCCTGGTTACCTATGCTTCAATTGATCCTTGGATAGACGCCATCGCTCGGGGCTTGAAGAAGCGCAAGCTCAGTGTCCGAATCACAGCCGGCGTCGCCGTCATAGCCATGTACATTCTGTTGGCTTGGTACGTGTTTGCGATCGCGGATGAGTGGGTCACCAATTCGACAATTGCGCAGTGGTGCAAAGAGCATCCCTCAAGTTCCGAGCCGATTTGCAAGCCGCTGCGCGGCTGACTAGAACAGCTCATCGCTGCTGTAGCTCGCTGAGTCGTTCGCGGCCGACCGTAACCCCAAGGCCGAATTCAATGCATCGAGGGTGGTCCAGATTCCACCGCGGCCATCGTATTGGAACCTGATGCCCTGCCGGCGTGCCCATGATTCGACGGTGGCCAGCCTGGGACGCTTCCCAGGCCGGCACAGTTGCTGCAGGTCCTCGAACTGCAAAATCGACCCGATCACGCGCTGGGCTCCGCTGTGACTTGCCCGCTAGACGGCACTGACTGAGGCACAGCCTGGTCAGCTGGCGCTCGCCTAGCGGGAGTCGGCATTGAGCCGGTCGCATTCTTCCTGGGCGGCCTGTTCGCTATCGGCGAACCAGAACACTGGGGACCCATCTCGCCAGCATTCGGCTGTGCAGTGATAGCCGCCAAGCGGGTGGCGAATGGTCCAACCCATGACCTGCTGTGGTCCCTCCGCGAACAGCGGCACGAGTTCGACCTGAATGTGCCACTTCTGCACGATCGGCTCCCGGTGCGCCGCTTGATCTTGGTCTCTACGTTTGAACACTGATGTGAAGATCGGTCAACCATGGCGGGCTTTGGTCTGGTTGATGCTGCAGTCCTCGTGATGAGGCGCCGCCACCAGGGCCGGCGCAGGCGTTCGTTCTCGGTGCGCAGCCGCTCGATCTCGGCGGCCGCGCGCGCCAGCTCGTCGCGCAGGACGTCCTTGCGCGGCTGGCGCATTCGCTTCGCGGGCTTGGGGAAGAGCTGGGGGTTCATGCCGGCAGCCCTTCGAAGAGGTCGAGCTGGGCGCCCTGGTCGCAGGTCCTGACGTAGTACACCGGACCCAGATGCGGCGCCGCCCACGCTGGCGCGGCCCGCCGCCATACGCCTGGGCGGACTGGCACCAGGTCAATGCAGATGTTCGGCTGCGACAGGTAGCCGTCATCAAAGGGAAGTCCATCGCGCATACCCCAGCGCGAACAGCCGACTCGATTGCCTGAGGCCCATTCGACCTCCAGGCAGTGGAGAAAGCTGGTCGGGCCTACAGGGCGGATGAAGGTCCCTGGCAACGGCGCGGTCACGCGGCACCGCCAGTGGCATGCGCCATCACCCGCTGCGCTTCGGCCATGTCGCCGGCCGCCAGCGCGATTAGGGCAAGACCCCGCGCCTCCCACAGGCGGATGGCGGCGGGCCGCGCCGCGGCGACGTCCACCCCGGATAGGGTGGCGAGCTCGCGCCCGACTACACGATGCTCAACGGGCAGCAGCTCAGCCACCGCGCACCTCCTTCAGCACGCGATCGCGCTCGGCCTGCAGGGCCGGCAGCACGTTGAGGCGGACCAGGTCGTCGGTCGGGGCGGCTTCGCGCGCGCGGGAGACGGCCCAGTCTAGGGCGGCCAGGCGGTCGTTCAGGTGGATGTCGCTCATGGCAGAATGCGCTCCATCAAGGAGGGGGTATGGCAATCGAGATATGTCCGCTCGCAATGGACTGGGGAAGCTGGGCTGATTGGGCAGCTGTCTTGGTAGCTTTGGCCGGCACTGGCGCCGTCGTGTTGCTGGGTCTTCGAACCAATGCGCTGGGCAAGGCGGCCAACGAAATTGCTCAGGAAGCGAAGAGGGCGGCGGACGCTGCAGACAATGAACGTGCGCGCATTGCGAAGGCTGAGCGCGAGCTCCTTCTGATCTACCTGTCTGGCGAAATCGCCGGTGCGATAAGTCGACTTCGTAGACTCAAAATAGACGTCAACGACGACGCGTTTTGTCAGGAGGTTGCGGTGGATGAAGTGGCCGCACGGAAGATGCTCAGTCGCCTCGACGGGGAAGTATTCCCCCGGACAAACGCATGCCTTAACCGCATGCACCTCGTTGGAAACCCGGAAGCTGCGAAGTTGGTTCGCGTTATGGGGACGTTGCGCGCGTTGGCTGACACGATTCCACCGGCTGGCATATGGTCTGACGAGATCGGGAGAATGCACTTGGTTGCGCTGCGAGGACTGCTCAACGTATTGCTTCCTGATCTCGAACAAGTTGGGGATGCATGCAGACGGGCTGTGGCTGATTCCGGCATTCCTATTGGCGGAATTTCGGAGAAAGAATTTCGTGATGCCTTGAGCATGGCCGCCGCAGGTGACGCGATTCGGTAGGTGAGTGGTAAGTTCCTTCACGCCGCTATCCCCATCGCGGCCAGGTCGATCTCGTCGACCTTGTCGCGCAGCTGGTGGCAGGCCCGGCGCAGGCGCTCGGCGATGAAGGCCGGCGTCTCGGTGGCGGCGAAGGTCGTCTCGCGCATGTGCAGCGCGCCGCGGTGATCGCGCCGGAACAGGCGCCAGATGATGAAGTCGCCATCGGTGGTGGCGAACCGGCCCCAGGAGACGCTGCCTTTGCGCTTCGGCGTCCGGCGGGTGGCATGTCGCCTCATGCGACGTTCCTCAGCGTCTCGCGGCACACCGGCCCGAACCACAGGTTGAAGTGGTTATTGAGGCGCACCTGCTGCGGGTCGACGCGCACCGGCGCCAGGCGCGCGCGAGCACGCTGGATGTCTGCCTCGCAGAGCAGGCATTCGGACCGGCGGCGGCGCGCCGGCGGGAATTGGTCCACCGGCAGCCGGCGGCGGCAGCTGGAGCAGGTGCGGTGCTCCATCAGGCCGCCCTCTCCGCGACCGCCCTGATCGGGGTTACGACCGCCAGCGGAAGTGGGCGTTGGTCGGTGCCAGGAGGCATGGGGTGGCCGTGCATACGGCACCATTCGCGCTCGGCGTCGATCAGCTCGATCTGCTTGCTGCTGGAACTGCAGGCGCACTCCACGAAGTAGCCGCCGCCGGAGGAACGCCGGCGGGCGTCAAGCATCAGGCGCGCGCTGTGGCCGTGCTGGCAGCGCGGCAGGGCCTGCGGAGCGGTTATCTGGCGCTGGGTGCTCATGCCGCGCGCCTCCGCGCTTCTCGCCACGTCTGCGGCGCCTGGAAGGCGAGGACGATGGCGACGACCAGCAGCAGAGCGGCCGCTGACCAGGCCGCGCGCTCGGCGCACAGCCTGGAAGCGAACAACAGCATGCCGACTGAGATGGCCAGGACGATCAGGGCCCCGTAGCGCTTCATGCTGGTTCCTTTTCGCCGATTCGCTCGGCTTCGCTGAGTTCGAGATCGCTGTTGCCCTTGAGGACGCCCGTGCAGTCCACGACCGCAAGGCCGGACGGCGATGGCAACGGCGGGATGCCGAGGCTCATGGCCGCGATGAAGTCGTCCTCGCTCACTGGGAGACCCCCAGGAGCAGGTAGCCGGCGCCGATCCCCGCGAGGAAGGCGAGGACGCAGCACACGACGAGGTCGCGGCCATGGGCGCGGTTAATGGCGGCCAGTTGGTCTTCGAAGGGCTTCATGCCTTGGACCTCCGCGCGGCGAGCCGGAGCTCGGCGCTCAAGCGCGAGACCACGGACGCCCCGCTGGCTTGGGTCTTGAGCACGTCCTTGCGCGCCTGCCGTGAAGCGCGCAGGGCCAGGTGGGCGCTGTAACCCATGCGGAGCGCCGCCAGGTACACGGCCTGCGCGGCACCGTCGGCACGCTCGAAGCGGACTGGGCGGCGGAAGGGGACCACGACGGCGCTCATCGGGCACCCCCGACGCGGGCGATGGCGGCATGCAGAGCGTCCATCTTCGGCCGGTAGCTCGGATGCCAGGCGTGCTGACGGTCATCGTTGGCAAACACCTGCGCAGCCTCGATCAGCTCGTCCACGGCGTGGTAGACCTCGTAAGGCAGAACATCGGCGTCGCATGCGGCGCGGATCTTCTCTCGCACATCGACCGGGCGGCTCACAGGGCACCTCCGGAGACGCGGGCGAGTGCGGCACGCAGCCGCCGCTGCTTTGCCCGTGCCATGTCGCCGTGGACGCGCATGCGGGATGCCCAGTTCGCCGCTTCGATCAGCTCGGCGATGGCGGCGCGCGCCTCCTTGGCCGTGCCAGGCGTCAGCTGCATGCTCGCAGGCGCGTTCGTCTCGACAGTGGCGCGGAGTGCATCCATCACCGCCAGCACATCGACCGGGGCGCCGGTCACGCCGGGGGAGGTCATGCGGCCTCTCCCAGCTCGGCCAACGCGCGCTGCAGGTCGTACTGCAGCTGCTCAAGGGCGCGCGCGCTGTGCTGACGGCCGGCGATGCCCTGGCCGCGAAGAACCGCCTCGGCGCGGCGCAGGAGGCCGGGCAGGGCAGAGCAGCGCGCCAGGAAGCGGGCGTTGGCGGCGTTGCCGCCGGGATTGAGGTGGGGCGACCGGCATTCAGCGACGAGGATGTCGCCGTTGGCTGACCAGATGGTGGTGGTGCCGGGGCCCGAGTAGAACGGGCCGGGGGTGGGGCTGGCCGGCTGAGCGTCGGCCGAGCGGGTTGCCAGATCCATTGCCGTCTCCGCGCCACCTGCCGGACGGGATTCCGGGGTTCTTCGTGGCGACGGAGATAGTAAAGCAACGCTTGAGCTGAAAGTCAAGCTATGCTTTAGGCCGGCTGGGGTGCTACGGGCTAATCGTCCGCCTTGACCACCAAGTTGACAGTTCGGCCGTCGTTGGACGAGGAGACCATCGAAACTCGCTTACCGGCTCTCAAAGCTTCCGCGATGCAGGGATTGTCGGCAGCGCTCATGGAAACGACGAGCCTTTGGAAGAAGAGCATGCTTCGCATGTGGCCCACGATGCGATCAGGGGGGATCAGCTTCAGAGAGACAACTGCCCCAGGCACGCAGTGCTTGGAAATGAAAGCTTTGTCCGCCCACTGAATGATGGTCGACGGTTTCGGTGTCGGATTTTCACGTGCAATCGGGGCAGCACCAGGTTGGAATGCTTCTCGATCTAGCAGCCGCTTGTAGTACGTGGAGCTCCGCTTCGTTTTTCCAGAATGCAAGCTCAGTGCCAGATGCAACGTCGTCGCGTCGTTCAATGCGTGATGTCCGGCGCCAACAGCAATTCCGAAATGTTCGCGAACAGTTTCAAGCTTCTTGTTGTACATCATTGGCCAGGGCCATTGCCTATAGCTACAGCGCCAGTCAATACGGTGAAGATCAGGGTATACGCTGCCAATCATGCGGCGATCGAATGATGCGTTATGCGCGATCACGGTGTCGGCAGGTGATAGAAAACTGCGCAGCCCATCTAAGTCAAAAGATGCGCCGCGCAGAGATTCAAGCGTCCTGCCATGGACCGCAAATGCACCTGGGCTAATGGATACGGTTGGCTCCTGTTCGCCGTACCACTTCCCTTCCATTGCTGAGATGCCGCTGTCTTCAACAGATACAAGGATCGCCCCAATACTGATGGGCTGATCGGCCTCTAATAGACCAGTGCTCTCGCAATCAACGATTGCGACGATCCTTGGCATGAGAGGCTCCTAGTTGAAACGATCGATCCTATTTCTCAGGTAGACCTTGCCGCCGACTATCGCGCCTTGCGGCAACGGGAACGCTGGATACAGCGCCGTGTTGGCACTCACCACGTAGATGGAATCGCCGCGGTCCTGAAGGCCCTTCACTTGCTGCCCGTTTCCTGTGTTGATCAGGTAAATGCCGTCGCCATCGAAGGCGTTGACTCCGGTGTCGACTATCAGCGACTCACCCGGCTGGATCACAGGGATCATGGAGTCACCACGGCCGGTGACCAGAATGAGGCGCCCAGGAGGCGGAACAAAGCCCACAACCGACCGAATGTAGGCCGGAGTGAAGTCCATCGAGCGAACAACCTCAGGGTAGTCCTCGTTTACGCGCCCATCCCCCATATCCGCTTCTCCGTCCAGTAGCTGCACCCGGACAGAGTCGCGCTTTGCACTCTCAATCTCTGCGACAGCTGAGACGGTTGAGGCCTCCGAGGGGACGTCCATCCCGAAATGGGACAGGGGCCGCTTGGTGAGCTCAGCCAGACGGGGAATCTTGCGCTTGTCGATCTTGCCGGTCCTCAGCCAACCGGACACGGCTTGTTCGGTCACGCCGAAAGCGTCGGCGATCTCCTTCTGTGTTTTGCCGGAGCCCTCGATGGCCGACCGGACCGCTGTTGCCATGTCGTGGTTGTCAAGCATCGCTTTATTGTCCGATGCCCACGAGCCGCAATGTAAGAAAGCATCGCTTGACTACTGACTCAAGCGATGCTTTAGAATGGGTGCCATGACTCCCATCTCTCGCGCGATCCAGAACATAGAAGGCGGACAAGCAGCACTTGCCCGTCGACTCGCAGTTTCGCCCCAAGCGGTGAACCAGTGGGTCAACGGCCATCGGCCGGTCCCGCCGAAGCACGCCATCGCGATTGAGGCTGCGACGGGCGTCACCCGCCACGAGCTGCGGCCCGACGTCTTCGGCGCCGCGTCGGCCGAAGGGCAGGGGGTGGCCGATGCTGCCTGACCGACTGAATCCCCGGCTCTGGCTTCGCGACTGGTTGCTCAAGCCCACTGCCGCCGAAGCAGCGGCCTCCGAGCGCATTAGGGCAAAGCAGATGCAGCGGGTGCGGGAAAACCTCGCCGCCGCGGTCAAGGCAGATGCAGCCGCCCCGCTTGAGGTCAGCTCATCGTGAGCACGATCGCTGCTTGCCTCAGTGCCTCGGCTTCTTCCGCCGGCAACTCGCTGGCCATTCCGTCGACTTCCTGTCGAACGTGCTGGTGGAACTCCTTGTCGTTGCGCAGCCGCCTCGACAGGACCGTCACCACTGCCTGCAGTGCCTGCACTTCCGTGATCACTTCCTTCATTGACTTCATGTCGCCCTCCTTGCGGGCTGTGTTGTTGGCACATCCAGCGTACCGCAAGGCGAGCGGCTCCCATCCGTAAGTCACCGAGGTCCATGGCGCGCAGCCTGCCGGACCCCTTCGCTCCGAACCACGTTCAGGGAACTGCCGCATGAACATCCTCGACGCCGCGCACAAGACCGTGAAGAGCTACCCCGGTGGTAGCGAATCGCTGGCACCCCGCATCGGCATGTCCGCCGCGGTGCTGCGGAACAAGGTCAATCCGAACAACGACACGCACCACCTGACCTTGGCCGAGGCCAGCGAGATCATGGGGGTGTCGCACGACGACCGAATCCTGCACGCGCTGGCGGCCGAGCACGGCTACACGCTGCAGCCGATGGAGGCGAGCACCAGCGGCACCGTCATGGGCGCGATGCTCGACCACGGCGCATCGCAGGGTGCGTTCGCCCAGGCGATCCACGAAGCGCTCCGCGACGGTCTGATCACCGAGAACGAGATGCGCGCGATCAGCGCCGCTGGCGCCTCGCAGATGAGTGCAGTGGTGGGTCTGCTGGCGCGCCTGCGCTCGGTCACCGGTGTGCCGGGGGTGGGGGCGTGAGCCTGATCCAGACCGACGCGACCGCTCGCGCGCTGTGCATTGTCCGCCGCCGGTGGCTATGGGCCGGCTTGGTTCGCCGCCTGAAAGAGTGGGGTGCCTGATGCGACCCGGTGACTTTCAGAGGTTCGTGGTCGGCCCGCCAATGGCGCCGCGTGAGCCGAGCCCGCCCAAGACCGATCTGGAGATGCGGCTGGAGGCGGCCATTGCCGCGCTTGAGGATCTGGCCGCCCGGTACGCCTCGTGCACGATCGAGTGGCGCCGCGGTCGGCTCGCCAACGAGCTGGCATTCCAGCGCCGGACGGTGGAACGCCTGGAAGCCGAGAGGGCGGCCGAGGTGACGAAGTGAGCCGCGCCGCGCAGATCCGCGCACTCGCCGCTGAGCGTTGCAGCGAAGCAGAGATCGCCTTGGGGCTGGCGGCCTCGTTGGCGCAGGTCCGAGAAGTCCTGGTCGCCGATGCGCGCTTCCAAGGCAGGCCCCATTCCCAGCGTCGCATCGCGCGCGCGTTCAACCGTTGGTGCAGCCAACGTTTCGACGCACCTTCCATAGGGGGGCGCGGGCAGTGAGCGTCGAGGCAATCACCTGGGCGCTGAAGCAGCCCATCCGCCAGTCGTCGGCGAAGTTCGTGCTCGTTGTCCTGGCCAACTGCGCCAGCGGTGACAGCTGGCTCGCGTTCCCGTCCACAGCTTACTTGGCTGAGGCCACGGGGCAGGATCGGAAGACGGTCGTGTCGAACCTGGCCAAGCTCCGCGAATGGGGGCTCATCGAGGACAGCGGCAAGCGGCAGGGCGACACCAAGCAGGTGATCGTCTATCGGCTCCGCGGCCCCGAATTCATGTGGTCGGAAGGGCCGGAAAAGGATAGGGAAAAACGGAACAGTTCCGAAAACGGAACAGTTCCGAAAACGGAGGCAAACAGTACCGTTTTTCCCTCGAAACAGTCCCGTTTTTCCCGTGAAGAGTCCCAAAAACGGGACACGGAACCGTCATTAACCGTAAGGAACCGCAAGGAACCGTCATCTGCGCGTGCGCGCGACGACGACGGCCGCCTGTCCCCCGATGCGATCGAGCGGGAGCTCGCCGGCCTGACCCGGATCCCGGCCAGCCTGGACCCCGAGGTACTGGCGAGCTTCATCCGCCACCGGCGAGTCAGCCGGCGGACGTGGTCGATCAGCTCCTGGCTGGAACTGCTGCCCCGCTTCGCGGAGCTCGAAGCGCAGGGCCACGACCTCAACGAATCCCTGCGGCAGACGATGCGCGCAGGCCTGCACCTGCCGGTGACGCCGGCGCCCAGTACCAGCACCCACGGAAACCACCATGGCGAATCCCTTGCAGACCGCGCTGCCCGGCAGCACGACCACCAGCGCCGCGACGCCGGAGCTGGCCCGGGCCGACGTGCAGGCGTGGGCGGCAGCGATCACTCCGGAGAACTTGTCGGCGCCGTCGTCGACGTCGAGTGGCGAGCAGTCGGCGCGACTCCATGACGCGCTGCGCGCGCTGTGGGAGGCGATGCTCGGGATCTACGGAAACACCTGGGCCAGCCAGTACGGCCTGAGCCCCCTACGCGAGGGGGAGCTGTCCCAGGCAGGCAAGGCCTGGGGAGAGGCGATCTCTGGCCTCACGCCGCGGCACGTCATTGCCGGCATCACTGCGGCCCAACGGTCCGGCCACGAGTTCCCGCCCAATGCGGCGCGCTTTCGGATCCTTGCGCTCGGCCTGCCCAGCCTGGCTCAGGTGGAGGCCGAGTTGGGACCCGGGCAGGACCGCTCGCCGTTCTCGGTGCTGGTGTGGTCGAAGCTGGACCTGCACCGCTACCGGACCGGCGATGGCCGCGACCAGCACCGGCTCGTGCAGAACGCCTACGAACAGGCGCTCCGTCTCGTGCAGGCCGGCGAGCCGCTGCCTCCTGCGGTGAAAGCCATCGCCCACGAGCCGATGCGCGCGCCAGTCGTGTCCGACAGGGCCAGGGCGCGCGCTGCGATGGAACGGGCCGCCGCCGAGCTCAGTGCGGCGTTCGACGGAGGCAGCGGTGGCGAGTAAGGCGCGACAGGGGAAGCTGATGATCCCGCTGAAGCCGACACCGGCCGACTTCCGGTTGGCCGCGGTGCGCGCGCTGGAAAACCCGTGGGAGACGCCCGCCGCGTGCCAGCGCCGCCACGATCACTACATGGCCGAGGCCGATCGGCTGGAGCGGGAGAGGCGGCGTGCATAGCTCCGCGCCGCGCCCCAGCGCCTCCGAGGCCGAGCGCATCCAGGCTGCCAAGGTGGGCCCGTGCATGGCGTGCCTGACCTTGCACCTGCGCGGGGTGCTGGCGGCTGAGCACGTGGTGTACGGCTGCGACTACCAGCACTGCAAGAGCGGGAACATCCGCCGGGGGCATGCCTTCGGGTTCGCCCTGTGCGTCTGGCACCACCGGCACCAGCCGATGGGCGAACTCTCATTCCGCGAGACTGCAGCCCGCTACGGTCCAAGCCTGATGGACGGGTCCAGGTTGTTCCACGAGATCTACGGCACAGACGACGAGCTGATCGAGCAGCAGACGGTCGTCATCGAAATGAGGCAGGCAGCAGCATGACCACCAGCATCAAGACCGGCATCGGCGCACGGGTTCGCGCCGTGTTCGAGGGCAGCAGCAGCGAGCACACCGTGGCCGAGGTATGCGCCACCTTGGGCATCGAGAACGGCATCAATCGCCGCCGGGTCGCCTGGGCCATCCGCGACCTGGTGAAAGCCGGCTACGTCAGCCAGTCCGGCGAGCGCCTGCACAGCCGCTACCGGTCCACCGGGAAGGTCCGGACCGAACGCCGCCCCCTGACCCCGGACGAGCAGCGCGAGTATTCGCGCCAGGCCACGCGTCGCTACCGCACCCGGCATCCGGAGCGGGTGCATGAAGCTGAGCGCGCCCGCCGCCGGCCGGCGAAGGCTCGCCCGGCGGCGCAGCAGCCGCGTGTCGTACCCGTGGGCCTGCGGGCGGCGAACATGCCGGCACCGGCCAGTCTGGCGCCCGCGGCGCGCGCTGAAACGGTTGAGGAGTTCTTGCGGCGCGGTGGGAACGTGCAGCGGCTGACCGCGTATTGGGAGGCGGCATGAAAGCTGCTGAGGCGAAGCATCATTTCCCCACCGAGGCGGCGCTCTGCGAGGTTTTCATTCGCGACATGCACTCGGTGGAGGGTTGGACGTGTTACCCGGAGACGGCCGGCTTCGACATTCTGGCCACGCACACGACCGGTCGGCAGATCGGCGTGGAGGCCAAGCTGCAGCTCAATGCGAAGGTCGCGGACCAGATCCTGCCGAGCGACTACGCGGCGGCATATGAGCGCGAAGGGCCTGATCACCGGGTGGTAATCGTGGCCTGCATTACCGACGCCAGTGCAGGCATCGCGCGCATGTTGAAGTTGCTCGGCGTCACGGTCTGGGTGCCCCGGTATGGCGTGGACGGGCCGCACTTCGGGCTTGCCGGCGAACTGCATTGCGAGGCCGCAGCGTCCGACCTAGATCGCCGATGGAGAGATGTCGCGCTGGGCCACGTGCTCTACGACTGGAACCCGGTGCAGCGCTGCGCATTGCCCGACATGGTGCCCGACGTTCCCGCGGGCGTGCCTGCGCCTGTGCGGTGGACGCCATGGAAGGCTGGAGCGTTACGCGTGCTGGCTCTGCTGAACCTGCACGGCCGCATTACCGCCAAAGAGATCGCTGCCCAGGGGATCAGCCCAAGCATCTGGACGCAGCAGTGGCTCGCCCGCGCGCCTGAGGCTGGCTTCTGGCTGCCGACGGCGAAGACTCCCTTCCGGCTGATCGAGCAGCACCCGGCGGAGTACGCCGCCGCGATGTCGGAGGTTGCGGGGACGGAGGGTGCATGCTCCTGACCGTGACGTTGCCGTGGCCGGACCGGCTCCTCCATCCCAACGCCCGCACTCACTGGGGCCGGAAGGCGGGGGCGACGAAGGCGGCCCGCGAAATGGCGATGGCGCTCGCCTTGCAGGCCGGCTGGCGGCGCGCGCTGGTGCCGGAGGGGCGGCTGGACCTATGGGTGGACTTCTACCCGCCGGACCGCCGCCGGCGCGACGACGACGGGATGCTGGCCAGCTTCAAGGCGGCCCGCGATGGTCTGGCCCAGGCCTTGGGGATCGACGACAGCCGGTTCTACAGCCACCCGCGCCTGCTGGACGAGGTGCGCCCCGGCGGCGAGATCTGCGTGCGGATCACGGCAGCGGGGGATCGCCCATGAAACCAGGGTTCATGGGCGAGGTGGGTGGCCCACGCACGTCCATCATCGCGGGCGCTGAGCTGGCTTTCCGGCTGGCCGACGCCTACCCGGTGCGTGTCCCGGCGCCGCAGGAGCTGATGGATCGGTGGGGGATGACTAGGTCAACGGCCTACCGCTGGGTGCGAACGATGAAACAGGCCAGAGGGCTGCTGATGGAGGGACGAGGCGATGGCTGATGTGCGGGAACTGCTGGCGCGGCTCAACCCGCAGACGATCAAGTTCGACATCGGCATGGGCGGGGGAGCGCCGGCGTTGACCAACCAGGACATCGCGGCGGCGTTAGCCATGGTGCCACCCGGCCTGGGGCGGGAGGTGATGGAGGCCTGCTGGTGGCCGGACGGTGCCCTGCTCCGTCGCCGCGCACTCAGGGACGCTGTTCTGGCGGCGGTTATGCCTGAGCTGATGCGCCAAGCTGAGCGCTTGGCGGAGGCTCACCTGAACCTGCAGCTGGCAGAAGCTGCCGTCACATGGTCCCGGGGGCAAAAGACCGTGGAGCAGTCCAGGGAGATCGAGAGCTGCCGAGGTCGCCTAGTCTCAATTCGTGCGACCACCTGGCCAAAGAATACGGTCGAGCATCTTCCTTTGCTGGTCTCGGCGATCATCGCGGAGCTGGCAGGGGACGCTCGATGCCCTTCTTGCGAGGGCAGGACTACCGTAGTGGTGGGTGAGCTCGTGAAGAGCTGCGCAAACTGCGGTGGGAGTGGCATAGAGCCAAGGCCGGATCGCCGCCGGGCTCTGGCGATCCAGTGTGATCCGTCCGATTACCTCAAGAGGTGGAAGCAGGTGTACGAATGGCTGTTTACGACCATGGCCTCCAAAAGCAGCCAGGCCGCAGCGTCACTCGCCAGGGCGCTTGGACGGGACGAGGCAGCATAGTGGCTGGCCCCGTGCTAGGCCAGGTCAGATATCGAGCTGATAGGCGGTGGCGTCAGGACCGGCCCTGCGACGTCTATGTCCTATTGGCCCGCGACGGCGATGGGCCCATGTATGTGAAGGTCGGGATGAGCCGATCGCCCGAATCGCGGCTGCTGAGCATCCAGACAGGTTGCCCGATCAAGCTCGTGCGCGCGCTGGCCTTCACCTGCGGGAACGATGCAATCGCGCGCGCTGCAGAGCGCGCATTCCACCTCCACCTGGCCGAACATCGGTCCTCAGGGGAATGGTTTCGTTTCCAGTGGGGGCAGGATGCGAAGGCGATACTGCAAGACGCGATAGATCAGCTGATGGTGGACGCTCAGGCCTCTGCGTTGCGCGACATTGACCTGGGTGGCCTTCGTCGGGCTGCCGCTACGGACGCAGCTGCACGCCAGAAGGCAGTCGAAAAGGAGTTGTTCCGGCGGGCCAATAAGCAGCGAATGAGTGTGGAGTTGCGCGCTCCATATCCTGAGCCCTAATTTACTACCATCGCACGCGATCCCAGCCCCGGCCGACCAGCCGGGGCTTTTCTTTGCCCGGTCCCTCGCCAGACCAATCATCGAGTCCGCTGGACCGTGGACCGGGCGCCTAATGGAGCAATGCATGGCGGCCATCACGCCCGAACAAGCAGGTGGCCGGAACGTCGTGGCGTTCCTGGACATGCTGGCCTGGTCCGAGGGGACCGACAACGGCAAGCAGCCGACGAACGACCGGGGTTACGACGTCCTTGTCGGTGGCGGGCTGTTCCGCGGCTATGCCGACCATCCGCGCGCGCTGGTTAACCTGCCGAAGCTCAAGATCCAGTCCACCGCCGCCGGCCGGTACCAGCTGCTGCAGCGCTACTGGGACGCGTACCGGAAGACCTTGCGGCTGGCTGACTTCTCGCCGCTCAGCCAAGACTTGGTCGCCCTGCAGCAGATCCGAGAGCGCGGCGCGTTGCCCCTGGTCCAAGCCGGAAAGGTCCCGGAGGCCATCTCGAAGGTGAAGAACATCTGGGCCAGCCTGCCGGGGGCCGGCTATGGCCAGCACGAGCGCGAGCCGGAGGACCTGCTGGCTGTGTACCGGCAGAAGGGAGGGGAGACCGCATGAGCGACATGCAGGAGACCGCGCCCTGGTGGATGGCCGGCGGCTTGGCCGCCTTCTGGGTGGTCCGGGAGACGTGGGGCGCACTGCTTGCGCGCAAGAAGGAGCGGACCGAAACCGACGCCAACATCGACCTGCTCACCGGCCTTGTCGAGCGGGTGAAGAGCCTCGAAACCTCGCAGACGGCGCTGGGCGAGCGCATCGAGGTCGAAGTGAAGCTGCGGATGCAGGCTCAGGAGGAGGCGCACCGCCTCCGCCTGCGCGTGATGTCCCTTGAATCCGCCATGCGCCAAGTCGGCGCGGTCATCCCACCGGAGCCATCCCCGTGAACCGAATCCTGATCGCGGTCGTCGCCTTCGCATTGTGGTCCGCGGCTGCCTTCGGGGCCGGCTGGGCCTGGCGCGGGGACCGCGCCGAGAAGGCAGAGAGCGCCAACCGGGCCGGCCTCGCTGCAGCGGCCGTGGAACAGGTCCAGCAAACCCGGACCGTCGAGCACAACCAGGCGGCCACCCTGGCCGACATCGGAGCCAAGCATGAAGAAGATCGCCGGGCAGCCGAGGCTGTCCCTGACGCTGTGGTCGCTGACCTGCGCGCTGGCAATCTCCAGCTGCGCGACGACCTCGCCACCTGCAGCACCGCCCGCCTGTCCGAAGCTGTCGCCGGCACCGTCGAACGTGATGCGGGCGCCCAGCTCCGAGGCGAGGTTGCGGGAGCTATTGTTCGCGCCGGCCGTGACGCCGACGACCAGCTCCGTGCCTGCCAGGCCGTGGTCCTCGCAGACCGTGCCGAGGTGAGTCCGTGACCCTTGGCCTCCCGCAGTTCATCTACTTGGGCCTGACGCTGGTGGCGCTGGGTATCGAGATCGCCCGGCATGGCGAGCCGAAGAAGCCGGGCAAGCACAACGCCGTTGCGGCCCTGATCTCAGGCAGCCTGCTGGTCGGCCTGCTGTACTGGGGCGGGTTCTTCGGCTGATGGTGCCGCCCCCGCCCAGGACCGGCCTCACCGTGGGCACGGTCGCCGCAGCCGATGAGGCGATCCGGCTGCTGAAGCGCATCCGCAAGGAGCGCTGTGCCTCCGTACGCGCTGCCCTGCTGTCGGCAGTAGAGCAGTTGGTGGATGGGATGGTGTCCGCCGAGCAGCACATGAGCAGCGGCAGCTGGCCGCCCGGTGCGGACTGATGGCCCGCCTGCACACCGTGCCCTCGCGCTTGGCGCAGGTGCCCAGCCGGTTGGCAACGGTCAACTCGGACAGCTGGAGGGCAGGGAAGCAGGGCAGCACGGCACGTGGCTACGGCTACCGTTGGCAGCAGTACCGCCTGCGCTACCTGGCGCAGCACCCGCTCTGCGTGATGTGCGAGACCGATGGCCGGGTGGAGGGCGCCGTGGTGGTGGATCACATCGTCCCCCATGAGGGAGACCAAGCCCTGTTCTGGGCTGCGGCGAACCACCAAGCCCTCTGCAAGGCATGCCACGACGGCACGAAGCAGCGGCAGGAGGCAGCAGACCGCGCGACAGGGCGTGCCGCCACGGGCCGCCTGCGGGCAACCAGCACTACCCCGCGAACCCCTACGGGGGGGCGGTCGAAAGTACGGAATCCGTCAGAAAGCTAGACCGGCTGTCCTCTCATGCAGAGAAAAAATCCCCATTTCGGTGAGGCAATCAGCAAATGGCAGGCGTGAAGGGCAAGAGCGGTGGCCCGCGGAAGAACGCAGGTGGCGCAAGGCCCGGCGCCGGTCGAAAGCCCAAAGTGGCGCTCCCCGAAAAGGCCAAGAAATCAGCAAATGCGCCGCGGGCGCGGAAGAGTCCAGCCGCGGTGCAGGTAACGCTTGAGGCTCAGCCCGCCGGAGGCGCGTTGAAGCGTTCGAAGGCGCATCCGGTCGAGCAGGACGATCAGGACATGCTCTCGCTGCTGCAGAACATCGCCTTGGGCCGAACCCAGGCGACTGCCATCCAGGTGAAGGCGGCAGTGGCCGCCGTGCAGTACACACACGCCAAGAAGGGTGAGGGCGGGAAGAAGGAAGAGCGGCAGAAGGCTGCGGAGAAGGTCGGCGGTCGATTCGCGCCCACCGCCCCGCCGCGGATGCGGATGAACTGAGGTGACCCCGGCTTACACCACGGCCTGCCCCGACTGGGCGGCGCGGCTGCGCGCGGGCGCATCGATCATCCCGATGCCGATCTTCCCGGAGCGCGCAGAGGAAGCGCTCCGGGTGTTCAAGCAGCTTCGGATCGTGGACGCGCCGGGCAGTCCGACCTTCGGCGAGGCCTGCGAGCAGTGGGTCTTCGACTTCGTAGCCGCCATCTTCGGCGCCTACGACGCCGAGACCGGCCGCCGGCTGATCCGCGAAGTGCTGATGCTGATTCCGAAGAAGAACAGCAAGTCCACGCTCGCGGCCGGCATCATGGTGACGGCGATGATCCTCAACTGGCGGATGTCCGCCGAGATGATCATCCTGGCGCCGACGATCAAGATCGCCAACAACGCCTTCGCACCGGCCCGCGACATGATCAAGGCCGACGATGAGCTCGTTGAGCTCTTCCAGGTGCAGGACCACATCCGGACCATCACCCACCGGCTGACGAAGGCGACGCTGACGGTACTGGCCGCCGACAGCGACACGGTAGGCGGCAACAAAGCCAGCTGGGTGCTAATCGACGAGGAATGGCTGTTCGGCAAGAGGGGCAACAGCGACTCCATGTTCCGCGAGGCGGTGGGCGGCCTGACATCGCGGCCGGAAGGAATCGTGATCAAGCTGAGCACCCAGTCGGACGAGCCACCGGCCGGGGTGTTCAAGGCGGACCTGCAGCGCATGCGCGCGATCCGCGACGGGCTCATCACTGATGCGACCTCGCTTCCTGTCCTGTACGAACATCCACCGGAGATGGTCGAAGCAGGCGAGCACCTCAAGCTGGAAAATCTGCGCCTGGTGAACCCCAACTACGGGGTCTCAGTAGATGCCGAATACCTGCGTCGCGAGTACGAGAAGGCTGATCAGGAGGGGGAGCATGCCCTCCGCGGCTTCTTGGCCAAGCATGGCAACGTCGAGGTGGGCCAGAACCTGCGATCGGATCGCTGGGCCGGCGCAGACTTCTGGCAGGCCCGCGCCGAAGCGGCACTGTCGCTCGACGAACTGATCGAACGCTGCGAAGTAGTCACGGTGGGCATCGACGGCGGCGGCTTGGATGACCTACTCGGATTGGCCGCGGTGGGCCGGGAGCGCGAGACGCGCCGCTGGCTTGCCTGGTGCCATGCCTGGGCGCACGAGATCGTGTTGGACCGGCGGAAGGATGTGGTGTCCAACCTCCGCGATTTTGAGCGAGACGGCGACCTGACCATCGTCAAGTTGCCGGGCCTGGACGTGCAGCAGGTCGCGGACGCGATATCCCAGATCAAGGACGCCGGTCTACTGCCTGATGAGCATGCGGTGGGCGTCGACCCGGCGGGCATTGGCGCAATCGTCGACGAGCTCACTACCGAAGACCGCGGGCTAGATATCAAGCAGATCGTGGCGGTGTCGCAAGGCTGGAAGCTCAACGGCGCGATCAAGACGGCCGAGCGCGCGCTGGCCGGCGGCAGTCTGGTTCACGGCGGCCAGCCCCTGATGGCCTGGTGTGTCGGCAACGCCAAGGTCGTCGCCACCGGCAATGCCATCACGATCACCAAGCAGGTCAGCGGGTCCGCAAAGATTGACCCGCTGATGGCGCTGTTCAACGCCGTGTCGCTCATGGCGCTCAACCCTGAAGGACAAGGCTGTATGGACGACTGGCTCAGCAACCCGGTGAGGGCAGGCCGCGCATGAAGATCAAGCCGACTGGCGGCTTCGTCAGCCGCGTGCGCGCCGCTGTGGATGGCTGGGTGCGTTCCTTCACTCTGCGCGACAGCGAGCTGTACGCGGACCGGGTCCTGGCTACCGAAGCGGGCGTGGAGGTCACGGCGAAGACGGTGCTGCAACTCGACGCCGTTTGGTCGTGCGTGCGCCTGATCTCCGAAACCATCGCCACGCTTCCGCTGTCGATGTACGAGCGCACTTCGGCCGGCAAGCGCGTCGCAAGCCAGCATCCGCTGCACTTCGTCATTCACGACCAGCCAAACGACGAATCGACGGCGGCGGTGTTCTGGGAGGCTATGGTGGTGGCGATGCTGTTGCGCGGGAACGCGCGCGCCGAGAAGCTGTATGCAGGTACGCGCGTCGTCGGCCTGCTGTTCCTCGACCCGGATAGGCTGACGGTCAACCGGGACCAGCGCGGGAACAAGATCTATCGGTACCTGAAGCCGGATGGCACGCCGCGCGTGATTCCCGCTTCGCGCATCTGGACGCTTCCGGGCTTCACCCTGGATGGCCAGCACGGCGTCTCGGTGATCCGGTACGGCGCGAAGGTGTTCGGCAACGCCATGGCGGCGGACAAGGCCGCGGCTCAGACGTTCCGCAACGGTCTGCTGCAGACGATCTACTACAAGATCAGCGCCTTCCTGACGCCGAAGCAGCGCGCCGAGTTCAAGACCAACTTGGTCGGATCGATCGAGCGGGGCGAGGCGCCGCTGCTGGAAGGCGGTACCGAGGCCGGCACGCTGGGCGTGAATCCGGCCGACGCGCAGCTGCTGGAGTCGCGCAGCTTCTCGGTCGAGTCGATCTGCCGCTGGTTCCGGGTGCCGCCCTGGATGGTGGGCCACACCGAGAAGTCCACCAGCTGGGGGAGCGGCATCGAGCAGCAGATGATCGGCTTCCTGACGTTCACGCTCGGCCCCTGGCTGCGCCGCATCGAGCAGGGCATCAGCAAGGACCTGCTCACGCCCGCCGAGCGCCAGCGCTACTACCCCAAGTTCAACGTGGAGGGCCTGCTGCGTGCCGACAGCGCCGGCCGCGCTGCCTTCTACACCGCCATGGTCAACAACGGCATCCTGACCCGGGACGAGGTCCGCGAGCTCGAGGACCGTGAGGCAATGGGCGGCAACGCTGCCGTGCTCACCGTGCAGTCGGCCATGACCACGCTGGACGGCATCGGCGCAGCCAGCGACGCCAACCAGGCTCGGGCCGCGATCCGCGCGTTCCTGGGCTTCTCCGACGACCAGAAGGACTGATCCCATGACCATCAAGACGTTGCCGGGCGCTCCGGAGGGGCGGCCGTGCGCCGGCGTGAGCAGCCAGCTGCAGCCGCGCGCCCTGGACCGCTGGAACGCGGGCGTCCGCGCCGCGGCCGACAGCGAGGGCGACCGCAGCATCAGCATCTACGACGTGATCGGCTACGACTACTGGACCGGCGACGGCGTCACGGCAAAGCGCATCGCCGCCGCTCTGCGTGGCATGGGTGCTGGTCCGGTCACCGTGAACATCAACTCGCCGGGCGGCGACATGTTCGAAGGCCTGGCGATCTACAACCTGCTGCGCGAGCACGACGGCGAGGTGACGGTGAAGGTCCTCGGCCTGGCCGCATCCGCGGCTTCGGTCATCGCCATGGCCGGCGACAAGATCCAGATCGCCCGCGCCGCGTTCCTGATGATCCACAACGCCTGGGTCATGGCCGTGGGAAATCGGCACGACCTTGAGGAGGTCGCCGCCACGCTGAAGCCCTTCGACGACGCGATGGCCAGCATCTACGCGGCGCAGACCGGCGAGGACAGCGCCGCGATGGCAAAGCTCATGGACCGCGAGACCTGGATCGCCGGCGAGGCTGCAGTGGAGGACGGGTTCGCCGACGAGCTCCTGCCTTCCGACAAGGTCGAGAAGGGCGCCAGCAAGGCCAGCGCTTCGGCGGTGCGCCGCATCGAATCGGCGCTGCGGGCCAGTGGCATGCCCAAAAGCGAGGCCATGCGCCTCATCAGCGAGATCAAGACCAGCTCGGGCGACCCGGCTGGCAGCGGTGAGGGAGATCCCACCGAACACGGCGACGACGCCGGAGCAGTACCCAGCGAGGAGGCATTCGCCGCCGCGCTGCGCAGCTTTTCCCTCACCCAATGAACAACGGAGACAACATGAACACCAAGAAATACCTCTATCTGCTGTCGGTCGCCGCGATCGTCGCGCTGTTCTTCACGTTCGACGCAGGCGCGGCTACCTTGGTGCAGCACCTGCTGCACTCGGATCACGCTGGCCTCGTGATGGCCGCCCCGGTCATGGCCGCGCTGCCGGAAGGCATCAAGGCAGAGCTGGAGCGCATCGGCGACCAGGTCAAGTCCATGGCCGAGCAGGCGCAGAGCGAGATCAAGGCGCACGCGAAGCTGGCAGATGAAACCAAGGCCAAGGTGGACGAACTGCTGATCAAGCAGGGCGAGCTGCAGGCCAACCTGCAGGGTGTCGAGCAGAAGCTGGCCCGGATCGAGGCCAATGGCGCCGGCGGCGACGTGCAGCACCAGACCTTCGGCGAGCAGTTCATCGGCAGCGACCAGTGGAAGGCCTTCCGCAGCCAGACCACCCCGCGCGGCCGCGTGGACATGACCTTCCAGGCGGCGATCACCAGCATCACCACGGACACCGACGGCGCGGCCGGTGATCTGGTCCAGACGACCCGCCTGCCGGGCATCATCGCCCCGCCGGACCGCCGCATGACGGTCCGCGACCTGATCACCCCGGGCCGCATGGACGGCAGCACGCTGGAGTACGTGAAGGAGACCGGCTTCACCAACAACGCGGCGCCGGTCGCCGAGGGCGCGAAGAAGCCCGAGTCGACCATGAAGTTCGACCTGGTGAACACCAGCGCCAAGGTCATCGCGCACTTCGTGAAGGCCTCGCGTCAGATCCTCGACGACGCCTCGCAGCTGCAGAGCTACATCGATGGTCGCCTGCGCTACGGCCTGGCGTTCAAGGAAGAGCAGCAGCTGCTCAACGGCGACGGCACCGGCCAGAACCTGCTCGGCATCATCCCGCAGGCTACTGCCTACGTCGCGCCGTTCGACCCGGGTGACGCGACCGTGATCGACCAGATCCGACTGGCCATGCTGCAGGCCGAGCTGGCCGAGTACCCGGCCACCGGCATCGTGCTGAACCCGACGGACTGGGCGCGCATCGAGCTGCTGAAGGACACCACCGGCCGCTACATCATCGGCAACCCGCAGGGCGTCATCGGCGCCAGCCTGTGGAACCGTCCGGTCGTGGCCACGCAGGCCATCGCGGTGGACAAGTTCCTCACCGGTGCGTTCCGCCTGGGCGCGCAGGTGTTCGATCGCTGGCAGGCCCGTGTCGAGGTGGCGACGGAGAACGAGGACGACTTCGTGAAGAACCTGGTCACCATCCTGGCCGAGGAGCGTCTGGCGCTGGCGGTATACCGCCCGCAGGCCTTCATCTACGGCGATCTGGGCAACGTGGCCTGATCGCAGCGCCGCCTGCCCGCAGGTGGCATTGAGAGGCGCGCTCCTGCGCGCCTCTCCTCTTTCGGAGGTATCCCATGCTCATCAAGTTCAAGAAGCCCGATCCGCGCGCCGGCCTGATCGTGCGCATGGACAGCAGCCGCGGGCAGTACTTCGTCGACACTGGCTCCGCGGTATTGGTCAAGGAAGGCGCCGTCACCGACGTCGAGCCGACCGCGCCGCCCGCCGATGGCCCGACCCCGGCCGAGCACCTGGTCTCGGGTACGGCTGCCGAGGTCATCGGCAGCCTGGACGCCGTCACCGACGCCGAGCTGGCCCGCGCCGCACTGGCGGCGGAGCAGGCCGAGGCCGGCAAGAAGCGCAAGACGGTGATCGAGGCGTTGACCGCGCGCGTCGCCGCGCTCGAGCAGTCGCAGGCCTGATCCCGTGGACCTGATCACCCTCGAGCAGGCCCGGCAACATTGCCGGGCCGATGCCGGCGACGACGACATGCTGGCCGTCTACGCCGACGCCGCGGAGCAGGCCGCGCAGGACTTCCTCAACCGGCGCGTGTTCAAGGACGCGGATACCCTGGCCGACGCGGTGATCGACGAGGTCGCGGGCGACGATCCCATGGTGGTCGCCAAGCCGGTGATCGCGGCCATTCTGCTGATCCTGGGCCACCTGTACCGCACGCGCGAGGATGTGCAGACCGGGCAGGGTGCCGCGGCGGTGCAGATCCCGATGGGCGCGCACAGCCTGCTGTGGCCGTACCGCGTCGGGCTAGGGGTCTGAGGTGGGCATCGCTGCCGGCGAGCTGAATCGCCGTATCCGCATCGAGCGGTGCGGCACTGGCACGGATGGCTGGGGGCAACCCGTCGCCGACTGGGTGTTGGTGGGCGAGGTGTGGGCCAGCATCGCCAACGAGACCGGAATGGGCGCGATCCGGTCGAGCCTGCAGGGCAACGCGCCGGCCTCGATCGCGCGCTACAGCTTCCTCGTGCGCTTCCAGACCGCGCAGGCGCTCGGCATCGACCAGGGCATGCGCATCGTCCACGACGGGCTGGTGTTCGACGTCAAGGGCCTCACGCGCGACCTGAAGGACCGGGAGCGCGCGTACGTCCTGGCCGAGCAGGGCGGCAACGATGGCTAGCCGGGTGGACCTCTCAGGTGCGCTGGCAGGCCTGGATAGCCTGGCCGAGATGACCACCAGCGTCGCGCGCTCGATGGGCGTCGCGGCCGGTCAGGCCGTGCGTGATGAGGCGAAGGCCCGGGCGCCGGTGGAAGACGGGACGCTCCGCGATTCCATCTACCTCGCCTACCGCAATGGTGAGTCGACGGAATCCCTAGTCGTGTACCAAGTCAGCTGGAACAGCAAGAAAGCCCCTCACGGGCACCTGTTGGAGTTCGGCCATTGGCGCAGGAACGTGCTGGTCCGCGGCGAGGATGGGAGGTGGCGCGCCACCCAGGAGCTGCTGCCGGCGCCCGTGTGGACCGCGGCGCACCCATTCCTGCGGCCGGCCTATGAGGCGACGCTGTCGCGCCTCACCGACATTGCCGCGGCGCGCGGGCGCAAACGCCTGGCCGAGCTCATGAGCGGCGGGGGAGAAGACGATGCCGTATGAGCCGCTGCTGCACGGATTGGTCGCCCCGCTTCTTGGTGGCCGGTTCTACGCAGACGTGCTGCCGGACAACCCGGCCTATCCCTGCGGCGTGTACCAGCAGGTGGGCGGCCGCGGCCTGTGGTTCGCCGAGGGCGCGATGCCGGACCACAAGCACGCGCGCCTGCAGATCACCCTCTGGGCGGGAAGCCGCGCCGAAGCCAACACCCTGATGCGCGCCATCGAGGGCGTACTGTGCGCGCGCCTGCCGAAGTCCGAAGTTATCGGCGCGCTGACCGCGACCTACGAGGACGCGATCAAGAAGTACGGGGCCCGGCAGGACTTCGGGCTCTGGTACCCCGATCCCTGAACAGTTCTATCCACCGCCCGGCCTCGCGCCGGGCTTCTTTTTGACCAAAGCGAGGTTTCTCCCATGGCACTGAAGCTCCCCAAGGGCATCCAGTTCGGTTTCGCGTCGGTGCTCTCCAGCGCCATCGCTGCGACCGCTTTCTCCAAGGCCAATCCGACCGTGGCCACCGTCCCGACCGGCACGGTCGACGAGGGCGAGGTGGTCCTGATTCAGCTGGCAGGCTGGCCGCTGCTGAACAACAAGGTGGCAGTCGCCGGCGAGGAGACGGCAGGTGCGCTTCCGCTGCTGGGTGCCGACACCACGGACGCGACGCTGTTCCCGGGCGTCAGCGGTCCGGGCACGCTGCTGGTGGCCGGCGAGTTCGTGGACTACACGCAGCAGGGCGACCCGTCCTCGTCGGGCGGCGACCAGCAGTACTGGCAGGGCACCCTGCTGGAAGACCCCACGGGCCGGCAGATCTCGATCCCGACCACGAAGAATGCCAAGACCCTCACCCTGCCGCTCTACTACGACCCCAAGCTGCCCTGGCATGCAGCGTCCAAGGCGGTGGACGCGCGCGGCGAGCCGATCATCCTGCGCTGCAAGATCCCCGGTGGTGACGTGCTGTACTGGTACGGCTACATGTCCTTCGACGGCGATCCGACCATCGCCTCGAACACGCCGATGGGCAACACCATGACCTTCACGGCGCTGAGCGAGTCCACCCTGGTGGAGGCGCCCTGATGCCCGTGCGCAAGGGTGAGGCGCCCAAGCAGCTGCCGGCGGAGCTGAAGTTCAGCTCCACCGCCGAGAAGCTGGTCCTGAACGTGAAGTTCGCCAACCACACCAGCAAGGAATACCGCGAGCACAAGGGTACCGTGGGCGAGCTGGTGCTGTGGCTGGTCGACGAGTGGGACGCGGACTTCCCGCTGACCGTGGACGGCATTTCCGACTTCGAGGACGAGCACCCCGGCGTCAGCCAAGGCCTGATCGAAGCCTGGTGGCGCGCGCGCACGGTGGCGCTGGAAAAAAACTGATCGAGGCGGTCGAGGCGCTGTACTTCCGCGTCCCGACCGCCGCAGAACTCGAAGGTACCGGCTTCAAGCAGAAGCACTACGTGGCGCCGGAGGTGGACCTCTGGCCCGAGAACCAACAGGCCATCGACCTGTTTCAGCGAGTTTCCAACCAGTGGCGCTGTGGCGCCGGCGGGCCCATCGGGCTCGACTACAGCGTGGTCTACAGCGAGCTGGCTCACCTGGGCGTCGCCGGCGAGACGCGCGACGACGTCATGGCGGCCCTGTCCGTCATCGAGGTGGCGGCAATGAAGCACATTAACGAGGGATAGGCCGAAATGGCAGACCAGACAATCGGCACCGCGCGGATCGAGATCGAGATCGACAACAGCAAGGTCGAGCCCGGAGTAAACCGCGCCAAGCAGTCCGTGTCGTCCCTCACCACTGAAGTGGAGCAGGGCAGCCAGCGGCAGGTGCAGGCGACGAAGCGGCAAACCCAGTCGTGGGAGCGCCAGATTGCCGTCCTCGGCAAGACCAGGGAGGAGACCCTGCGCTGGAAGATCGCCCAGGGTACCAGCGCATCAGAGGCCGCGCGTCTGACTGCTCTGCTGGACAAGCAGGTCGCGTCGATGAAGACAGCGGCGACTGCCTCCGGCCAATACCGAGCCGCACTGCGCAGCCTGCCCGCCCAGGGTACGGACATCGTGACCCAGATCGCCGGTGGGCAGAACCTGGGCTTGGTGCTCCTGCAGCAGGGCGGCCAGATCCGCGACCAGTTCGGAAGCGCCAGCCTGGCCATTCGTAGCGTGGGCACGGCACTCGCCGGCCTAGTCAACCCAGTCACCCTAACCGTGGGCGCCGTCGCCGCGCTGGCGCTCGCATGGAAGGCGGCCAGCGAGGAACAACAGGCATTTCAGAGCGCGTTAATCCTGACCGGCGATTACGCCGGCAAGTCGGTCACCGACCTGCAGGCGCTGACCGTGCAGCTGGACAAGCTGGAAGGGGTGACGCGCGGCGGCGCCACGGATGCCGTGCGCGCGGTTGCCGAGTCGGGCCGCTTCGCCGGGCAGCAGTTCGACCAGGTAGCGGCCGCGGCTGCGCGCATGGAAGCCAGCACCGGCCAGGCCGTCGACACGACGATCGAGCGCTTCAAGGACATTGCCAACGATCCAGTGAAGGCGCTCCTCAAGCTCAACCAGGCCGAGCATTTCCTGACGCAGGCACAGGTTGATCGCGTCCGTCAGCTCGAGGAGGAGGGCCGCGCACAGGACGCAGCGTCCGAGGGCATCAGCATCTACGCCGACCACCTCGACGAAGTCGCCCGGCGCTCCGAGGCAGCGCTTCCCGCGACCACCCAGCTGTGGCGCCAGGCGACGGACTACGCCAGCCAGCTCGTGGGCGAGGTCAAGACCTACGCTGACCTGCTGGTGCGCATCTCCAGCCTGAGGCTTGGCGTCAGCGGCGTGAAGGGCCTTACCGACTACCTTCCCCCATCATTTCTTGAGCAGCTGCAGTTCATCAACTCCGTTGGCAGGAAGGCTCTGGACCGGATGGACCCCGCCGGCGCCAGCACCGCCGGCCGGGCGCGGCACTCACCCGGGCGAACTGCTGCGGATTCGATCGTCGATTCCGTGGAGATCGAGCGCCAGATGAAGCTCGAGGATCAGTGGACCCAGGTCACGCAGCAGAACTTGACCAAGCAGCAGCGCAAGCTGGAGGAGATCAACAAGGTCAAGAAGCTCGGCGCCGACCTCGGGCTGAGCCAGGTCGAGATCGACAAGCAGATCGCGGCTATTGACGAGCGCTACGCGGAGCGTGGCGCGAAGAAGAAGGAGCAGCTCACCGACGAACAGAAGGCCGCAAAGCAGCTGCAGCAGACCTACGAGTCGATCACCGACCAGCTGGAGCGCCAGGTCACCCTGGCCGGCGATCGCTCCAACTACAGCCGCGTCCAGTACGAAATCGCGAACGGGTCGCTGCGCGGGCTAGACACGACCAAGCAGGCAGACCTTCTCAACCTAGCCCAGGTCACCGATGCGGTGAACGACTACGTAGCTATCTATGGCGACGGCTACGACAACATCGTGCACAAGACGGCAGAGTCGAAGGACGCGATGACGGAGTTCGCACGTCAAGCCGCCCGAAACAGCCAAGACGCGTTCGCGGACTTCCTATTCGATCCGTTCTCGGACGGGATTGACGGAATGGTCGAAGGGTTCGGGAAGGCATTGCAGCGGATGGCCGCCAACGCGGCCGCGTCGAAGGTGTTCGAGGTGGTCGGGGGCTGGGCTACGGGCTACCAGGGCGGCGGTGCAAGCATTATCAATGCCATTGGTAGTGCAATCACCACGAAGAATGCGAAAGGCGGGGTTTATGCCTCGCCAGACCTCTCCAAGTATTCCAGCAGCATCGTTCACCAGCCCACCACCTTTGCCTTCGCCCGGGGCGCCGGTCTGATGGGCGAGGCCGGCCCGGAGGCGATCATGCCGCTGACCCGCGCATCCAACGGGCGCCTGGGTGTGCAAGCCGTAGGGGGTGGAAGCGAGAAAGTGGCGGTAGAAATCAATAACTACGGAGGCGGCTCTGTCAGCGCCCGACAGAAGACAACTACGATGCCGGACGGCACCCAACTGCGAAAGATCGTCCTCACCATCGTTGGTGAAAGCATGAATGGCGGCGAGCTGGCCGAGTTGGGCAAGAGCCGGTTCGGCTGGCAGGAGTCCATCTGATGGCCGTCTGGCCCGCCTACGCGAAGCTCCTGCTGCCCGGATACGGTGAGGACTTCGACCCCTCTATCGAACGCACGGAGATGGAGCGAGGGGTGCCGAAGGAACGGATCCTCAACACCCAGGTCATGGCGACGATTGAGGGTACCGTGCTGTTCGCCAGTGGCGCGGACGTCGCGGCGTTCGAAGCCTGGTACTTCGTCGATTTGGGTCGGGTGGGGTGGTTCGCGTTGACCCACCCGCGGACTCGTGCCCAGATCACTGCCCGATTCCAGGCGGGTCGCCTCGGTCGGCTGAGTCCGATCTCGCCTCGATCTGGCGCTGCCAGCAGGGACGTTGTGCTGGAGTACCTGCGCGGATGAGCACCTTCATCGAGCGCCGTCAGCGCGTCACGGACCCGGCCGGAACGCTGATGCTGCTGGCGATCTCGGCGCCTTCGCTGCCCGACACCCTGCGCATCGTCAACGACACCCGCAACTGGATCAGCGGCGGCCAGGAGTTCATCGGCCTGCCGTTCGGCTTCAAGCTGCCGGACGACGTGAGCGGCCAGACGCCTCGCGCGATCCTGACCATCGACAACGTCGGGCGGGCGATGACCGAGGACCTGGAGCGGCTGCAGCCGGGGGAGCTGGTCAATGCGGTGCTGCAGATCACCGATCGCGCCGATCCGAACGTGATCGAGGCCAGCTACTACCTGCCCATGACGCAGGTATCGGTGAATGCACAGGTAGCCACCGCGCAGTGCGGCGTTGACTTCCTGATGCGCCAGCAGGCCGTGCAGCTGCGCGCGAACCCGTTCACGCTGCCGGGGATCTTCAGCTGATGCCGGGCCTGGCCGACATCGAGCGCTACTGCGGCCTGCCGTACGACATCGCGCGCTTCGATTGCGCCGACCTGGTGGCGCTGGTCCAGCGCGAGCTGTTCGGGCGCGAAGTGGCGCTGCCCAGCGGCCGGCCGCATGGCGCGCCGGGCCAAGCCGCGCTGGGCCGGCTCTCGCAGGCATACGCGCGCCCGCGCGGCGGCGCGCCCGCCGCGGACGGCGACCTGGTGCTGATGCTGGACCACGGCCAGCGCCGGCCCGGCCACGCGGGCGTCTTCTTCTTCCTGGCCTGCGAGGGCTGGGTGCTCCATGGAAACGAGCGCAGCGGCTGCAGCGTCCTGCACCGCGTGCGCGAGCTGCCCCAGATGGGGCTGCGCATCGAGGGCTACTACGAATGGGTCTGATGGAGGACAAGCTGGCCGCCGGCCGGCTGATCGTGACGCCGCACCCGGTGCTGCTGGATGGCCAGCGCAACGTGCCGGCGGACCTGCGCCCGGGCGAAAGCCTGTACGCGTTCCTGCAGCGGCATGTGGAGGGCCTGGACGGCGAGGAGTGGCACGTGGCCATCGGCGGCCGGGAAGTGCCACGCCACCTCTGGCACCTGGTCCGCCCGAAGGATGGGCAGGTGATCGAGCTGCGCGGCGCGGTCGCGCGCTCCGCCGTGGCTCTGGTCGCGATCGCTGCGCTGACCTACTTCACCTTCGGCGCCGGCGCGATCGCCGGGTTCTCGATCGGCACCAGCACGGCGCTCGGCACAACCATCGCGCAGGCGGCGGTCTTCGCCGCGGGCTCGATCCTGATCAACAAGGTGTTGGCGCCCAAGAAGCCCAAGCAGGCCAGCCAGGGCGAGACGGTCTTCTCGCTGTCGGCGCCGCGCAACCGGGCGCGGCCCTACGAGCCGCTGGGCCTGCTGCTGGGGTCCGTTCGCATCGCTCCCGATCTCGCCAGCAACCCCTATGCCTTCTACGAGGGCGACGACCAGTACCTGTCGATGGTGCTGACCCCCGGGGTCAACGTGGCGAGCGTGGATGCGCTCTACAACGGCGATGCGCTGCTGTCCTCGTTCGAGGGCGTGCAGACCTGGTTCAACGGCTTCAGCGCGATGCCAAGCCAGGACATCCCGCTGTACAGCAATGCCGATGTGGTCGATGGCGGCACCCTGCTGGATACGAGCACCGATCCGAAGCACACCCCCGGAGCTTGGGTGCAGCGCACCAGCTCGGCCAGCACCATCCGCCTGATGGTGGGGGTGGAGTTCCAGCTGTACGACCGCACCACGAAGGGCGGCGACAAGCAGAACCAGGAGCAGATCCAGATCCAGTACCGGCTGGCCGGCACCACCAGCTGGCAGGCCTTCGGCAACTACAGCGTCACCGGCAGCACGCCAAAGACCCGGCGCGTGAGCTACAGCCTGGACGTGCCGCTGGGGCAGTACGAGGTGCGGGTGCGCGTGGCCGGCCTGAACACCAACGGCAGTGGTGCGCAGGCCTCGTTCACCTGGACCACGTTGACCAGCGTCCAGCAGGACACCGCCAGCTACGCCGGGATCCCGCGTATCGGCATCAAGATGAAGGCCACCGGCCAGCTCAACGGCGCGCCGGACGAGATCCGGTGCGTCGCGCACTCGGCGCCGGTGCCGGTGTGGAACGGCGCAGCCTGGGTGACGCAGGAGACCTCCAACCCGGGGGCGCAGATCCTGGCCTATGCGCGCGGCATCACCGATGGCGCCGGCCGCCGGATCGCCGGCATCGGCCTGCCGGACCAGCAGATCGACATCCCCGCGCTGCAGGCCTTCATGCTGCACTGCTCGGCGAACGGCTTCACTTTCGACAGCTGGATCACCGACGTGCGCAGCCACGACGACGTGCTCTCGTCGATCGCGCTGGCCGGCTTCGGCCAGATCACCTGGGCGGGCGGGCGCCTGTCAGTCGCCTGGGCCGCCGACGAGCAGCCGCTGTCGGGCGTGGTCAACATGGCCACGATCAAGAAGGGCCAGTTCCAGGTGGACTACACCCTGGCGAACGCTGCCGACGGCATCGAGTACTCCTACCTCGATCGCGAGACCTGGGAGGCCAAGACGCTGCGCGTTCCGGCGCCGGGAGTGGAAACCATGCTCAACCCGGCGCAGGTGACGGGGGAGGGCGTCACCAGCGAGGCGCACGCGGTCATGCTGGCCCGCTGGCACCTGGCCCAGAGCCTGTACCAGTACAAGGCGATCAGCTACAGCACCGACATCGAGCACCTGTCCTACCGGCGCCTGTCGATGCTGGCGCTGCAGCACGACCTGACCCAGTGGGGCTACGGCGGCCGGGTGATGGCCGCGACCACCGCCGGCGGCGTCGTGACGCTGACCCTGGACGAGCCCGTGCCGGCGCCGCCGACCGGCAATGCCTTCATCGGCCTGCGCATCCCTGGCGAGCGGGTCTACCGGGTCATGCAGGTGGTCCCGTTCACCGGCACCAGCAGGGTCCTGCAGCTGGTCGGCGCCTGGCCCAGCGATGCGGCGCTGCCGGGCAACACGCCCGACAACCCGGCCTGGGACACGCTGTGGATCTACGACTTCAAGCAGACCCCCGGCCTGCGTGTGCGCGTGACCGGCATCCAGCCGGAGAACGACCTCAAGGGCGCCTCGGTCAGCGTGGTGCAGGAGGGGCCGGAGTTCTGGCACTACGTTCAGACCGGCGAATACATCCCGCCGGCCAACCAGTCGCTGCTGCGGACCCGACCGGTGGCCAGCAACCTGCGCGTGGTCGAGCGCCAGGTCGTGCAGGGCGACACGGTGTTCACCGAGCTGCAGGCGAGCTGGGAGATCAGCGGCCCGGTCGGGGAGACGCGGGTGCTCTGCGACACCGACGGCAACGTCGAGCTGGAAGAGGTTGCCCGCACGGTCACCCGCGCCGCCAGCTGGCGCATCCCGCGCGCCGGCAGCTACCCGATCACCGTGCGGCCCTACAGCCCCGACGGGCTGGCCGGCGTCGCCGTCAGCACCATCTACACCACCGCCGGCGCCGACGCGCCGCCGGTGCTGGTGGACCTGTTCGACGTGGAAGAGCTGTCCGGGGGCGTGCGTCGCTACAGCTGGGGCTTCTTCACCGACACCATCCAGTCCGCCGACTTCGCCGGCGTGGAGATCCGCTACACGGAAGGGCTGCAGAGCAACCCGGTCTGGGACGCCATGACCGCCCTCGGCGCCGACGGCTACCACGCGGCCGCCTTCGAGGCCGTCGTGCCGGCCAGCGGCGCCTGGACGTTTGCCTGCCGCTCGCGCAACACCGCCGGCCTGCTGTCGACCGGCATGCGCGTGCTGGCCAAGACGCTCGGGAAGAACCTGGGCGAGATTCAGCAGGAGCAGCAGGGCCAGATCGACGAGAACACTCAGCAGATCATCGACAACTTCAACCAGCTGGTGGCCGAGCAGCAGGCGCTGCTGGCCGAGCTGAACGCCCAGGCCGCCGAGCTGGCGCAGCAGGCTCAGGACCTCGCCAACCTGCAGGCGGCGATCGACGCGCCCGACTGGGATGCCGCCACGGCGTACACCCAGGGCCAGCTGGTGAAGGCTGGCGGGCACATCTATGTCGCCCGGCAGGACGTCCCGGCCGGCACGCCGGTCACCGACACCGCGTTCTGGAGCGACATCGGCGAGTACGCCACCTTGGCCGAGGCGGTCGGCGCCATCAGCGTCAGCGTCAACGACCTGACCAACCAGGTAACCGTACTGGACGGTCAGGTCGATGCGCTCGCCACCTCGGTCGCCGGCGTGGCCTCGCAGCTGGCTGGCAAGGCCGATGCCAGCACGGTCCAGGCCCTGACGGCGCGCGTCACCGCGGCGGAGAACCAGATCACCGCCAACTCGCAGGCGATCACCTCGCTGCAGTCGATGGTGGCCGGCAAGGCCGACGCCAGCGCGCTCAACGCGCTCGCCACGACCGTAACCAACCAGGGGAACTCGATTACGGCGCAGGGCACGGCAATTACCAACGTGCAGGCCTCGCTCACCGGCGGGGCGAACCTGCTGCGCAATCCTTCCTTCGAAGCGGACACCAGCAGCTGGTCGGGGGCGACGAACAACGCCGGCTACTGGCCCAATGCGATCACCCGGGATCTCGCCGGTAGCAGCTGGGTCCCCACCGGGGCGCACACGGTCGGCGTGGTGAGCGCGACCGGGGTGATCCCGACGTCGGCCTTCTTCGACATCACGCAGCTGGAAACGCCCGTCACCGAGGGCAAGCGCTACTGCGTGTCGAGCTATATCGCCGTGCACCGCGGTCGCATGCAACTGATCGCGCAGTTCCTGGACGCCTCCAGCAACGTCCTGGGCACGATCAACTCGCCACAATCCAACCACGACAACGACGGCAGCACCGGCGGCACCAACCTGGCCAACTGGGAACGGCCGTTCGTGTTCGGCGTCGCCCCGTCCGGGGCCCGGAAGCTCGCCTGGTACGGCCGCGTGACCGGTGGCGGCGTCGCCGCGCAGACCTACGGCTGGATGGTGCGGCCGATGGTGGAAGAGGTCTCCTCGTCCCAGACCGTTCCCTCGATCTGGAAGGATTCCAGCGCGGGTCTGGCCACGCAGGCGAGCGCGAACGCTGGCGCCGTTTCCGCGCTGCAGGTCACGGTCACCCAGCAGGGCAACACCATCGCCGCCCAAGGCAGTGCCATCACGGCGGTGAATGCCCGGGTGGATGGAAAGGCCGACGCCTCGGCGGTGCAATCGCTCGACACGCGCGTGACGGTCAACGAGCAGGGCGTGCTCAGCTACAAAGCCTCTTGGGTGCTGACGCTGGACGTCAACGGCTACATCACCGGCGCGCAGTCGGTGAACAACGGAACGAAGGGCACCTTCACTATCCGGGCCGACGTGTTTCGATTGATCTCGCCGAGCGGATCTGGCGCAAGGACGGAGTTCAGCGACGGCAACTGGCGGGTCTACGACGGCGGCGGGACGTTGCGAGTTCGCCTGGGGGTCTGGTGATGGCAGCCGGCCTCCAGGCATGGGATGCATCCGGCAACCTGACCGTCGATCTCACGACGCGGCTTAGCCGACTCGTCGGCGTGGTGTTCGCCGCGGGCGCTTCCAGCGGCTCAGTGTCCGTTGATGCTTCGCTCGGCACGCCTTGGGCTATCCCGGTGCCCAGGAACTTCCCTGTCGGCTCGTGCCACAAGATCACGATCAGCGGCAATACGATCTCCTGGGCTCCGAATACCTCGGTCACCTCCCAGCAGACGGATGCCGACATCTACTACGGGGTGTACTGATGCCAGTCGGACTGCAGGTGGTTTGTCAGGACGGTAGCGGCGCGCTTCAGATCGATGGCAGCTACCAGAACCTGCACCTACGGAGAAAGGGATCGTCAGCGACGACGGCCTACTACCTGATCCTGAGCGGCGCCAACGTCACCTTCGTCACCGTCAACTTCGGCGGCGGTTTCTCGCGCCGACCGTTGATCGCGCTCAACTGCCCTTCGCTCGCCACGGTCGGGGCCGTCAGCCAGAACAGCGACGGCACCTGGCAGGCGCAGGTCCTCGTGCGCGGCGAGCTGGGGGCAAGCTTCGACTGGTACGCCTTTGATCTGGTCCAGCCGGCGGAGCGGGGTACATACGGGCTGCAGGTGATGAACGATGCCGGCCAGGTCGTCTACGACTCGACATGGCTCCCGATGCGGGTGCGAGGGATGCTGATCAGCGACGGCACGGTCGGCCAGAGCCAGACGCTGCCCGCTGGTCCGAAGTACGCGATGACCTTCAACGCTGGCGGCCGGGCCATTCCAACCGGCACCGCAGCTGGCGTGCTGATGACCTTCGGTGCCAGCGTGAACGGTGGCGTCGTCGCCCTGAACTACTTCCAGATCGTAACCATCACCGGCGGCGCCGTGACCGCCGTCAACGGGCCGGTCGTCGGCCTCATCCTTGACGTCACCAACTACTGAGTGCCCCCACATGATTACTCAGCAAGGCCTTGGCACGACCACAGAGCTGGTCGCCCCGAACATCCACGTCCGTTGGAATCCCACCGCGCAGGTGGCTGCACAGCTGGGCAGCGTCGACTTCGGCATCGAGGAGATCGTTTCGCGTGACGGCAGCGATCCCGTCTACCTGGTGTCGCGCGCCTTCGTCAGCACCATTTCGGCGGACATCGGCGAGATCCTGGCCGAGGAGTACTCGATCACCGACCCGGAGACGGGCGAGGCGAGCACAGAGCCTGGCTGGAAGCTGATGGCGATGATCAAGGCCGTGGTGGACCGCCGGCTGCAGCTGGCGGGCCAGCCGGCGGCGGAGACCGCCTAAAGGCAGGCGGCCAGCTGGCGGTCGAGCGGCCCGCGCGTGGTGACGACGCTGCCGGTGGCGGTGGCGGCGATCTTCAGGCCCACCGGCTTCTCCGGCCAGCCGCCCTGGACCTCGACACCGCCGTAGTAGCGCGGGGTGAAGCGCTCGGCGATGCAGGCGCGGACCTGCTCTGCGGGTGCCTTGCTGGCGTAGGTGTGCAGCGCCTGGCTGGGCGAGCGGGTGGTAACGCAGCCGGTCATGGCTGCGGCGAGCATGAGCAGTGCGAACGAACGCATGATTCCCTCCTTGAGTTGAGCGGCCACCGTAGCCGCCGGACTTCCCGGTCCTCGCGCAATTCTGCGCCAGCTGACCGGGCGGGGAGAAGCATCCCGCGGCGGCCGGCGGCGAAACACGTTCGATTGTCCCCGTCGCAGCACATGCGACGCCAGCCAGCGACGATGTGCGCCATGATGATCAACAGAGGTAAGGCTCGCTGGGCCGCGCAGCGGGCGAACTCGCTCGAGCAGCAGGCCTCAGCGCTCGTGGAGGTAGCCGCGGACTGGCGAGTACGGCGCCGCTCGCGCGCCGGGGCCGATCATCTGCGCGCCGAGGCTGCCCGGTTCAGGAAGCTTGCGCAGCGCTTCGGCGGCGCCGCGTGAGGCCGGCCCGTAGCGGTGATAGCCTGTCCGCCCGCCCGGAGGCCGCGAAATGGCCATGAGCCGAACCGAACTTGTCGACCAACTGCGCGAGATCGAGGCACGACTGGTCGATCTCGTGGCCGAGGGCTGCGAGGCTCCTTTCGTCGTGGAGGAGGTCGCATCGCTGGGCGAGGACCTGGCGCGCGCAGCCGGGCGTGAGGCGCACTGGGTCGACGACCAGATCACCTTCATCCTGGCCAGGCACGGGCTCATCGAAGAGGGTCTGGGCCTCGATGAGGGGGAGGAGGCCTGATGTGTTACTCCGCCCAGGTCCAGGCTGACTACAAGAAGCTGGTGCGCACCTACGGCGCGATCATGTCGCTGGAGGACTTCGCGAAGCTCTACTTCCACGATCCCGGGAAGGCGCGGCCCAAGACCCCGAAGGCGATGGACGCGGCGTTCTCCCACTGGGACACGGCCCAGGAGCAGGCGATCTGGAAAGCGATCACCGGCTGGCGCGGTCTGGAGATGACGGCGCTGGAGCAGGAACTGTTCACCCAGAAGACCCGGCTCAACACCGCTCAACGTGCCCTGCAGAAGAAGGTCACGAAGAAGGCGGAAAATGACGTGCGGGTGGCCACCAACAAGATCGAGCGCGCCACCCAAAAGCTGGACGACCTGCGCCGCACTGACCTCCTACCTCGCGACAGCAGGATCTTCCCGGGCATGTACGCCCCGGTGATCGTCGGCGAGGGCGGCCGGCGGGTGATCAAGCCGATGCGCTACCAGTGCAGGGTCGAGGGCTCGCCGGCCTCCTTCGACCAGAAATACCCGGGCACCTACAACGCCCGGCGCGACAGCTTGGAGAAGTTCTGGCGCGGCACCTTCGGCCGTCGCCACGGGATCCTGGTGGTGGACACCTTCTACGAGAACGTCGAGGGGCCGGAAGGGAAGAATCAGGTCATCCAGTTCACCCCGCGAACCGGCGAGCCTATGCTGGTCGCCTGCCTGTGGTCCGCGTGGTCGGACCCGAAGGGCCAGGAGCCCGATCTGCTGAGCTTCGCGGCGATCACCGATGACCCGGAGCCGGAGGTCGCCGCCGCCGGCCACGACCGGACCATCATCAACATCAAGCCCGAGCACATCGACGCCTGGCTCAACCCCGACCCGAACAACCTGGCTGCCCTGTACGCGATCTTCGACGACAAGCGGCACCCGTTCTACGAACACCGCATCGCGGCATAGGGGAAGCATGGATCAGCCCGACTCCTCAGAACTCGTGACAGCCCTGGTTGCGCTCGCCGCACGCGTCGACGCGCTGACATGGGTCTCCGGCGCGCTGCTGCGATCGCATCCGGATCCGGCCGCGGTACTGACCGCATGGCGCGACCGCCGGCTCGAGGCCGCCGACAGCGGCTTCGAGATCGAATCGCCGGAGTACCGGGACAAGTTCCTGGGTGAACTGCAGCTTTGGACGGGCACGCTCGAGGCTGAGGTTGCTCGTCGCCGGTAAAGCGGCCACCGTGGCCCGAGGTAAGTAGAACTACCGTTGCAGGCCGTCGCGGCAAGGCATCTACTGCTCCCATCTCGTGGAGACGGCCATGTCGACGCTGGTCTGGCTGGACGAATCTGCAGAGCAGGCTGCTGCTCGGTTCTGCGATTGGCTAGACCTCCACGTTTCTCCGGCAGATATGAGGCTGAGCCGAGTCGTGGTGAACTTGGGGCCTGGAATCGTGGCGACCTTCATATGCTGGTTGCCATTGCGGGGAATTAGTGTGGCTGCAGCCGGCGCATTCGCCGTAGGTCATCCAGTTTCGGCGATCAGATCAATCAGTTCCGCGGAGGTTCGTGTCGAAGTCCGCCATGTCGGCGACCCGTTAAGTTTTGCTTGGCACCGCAGCGTATTGTGACGATCACCATGGATCGTGCTCTAGCTACCGCCTTGATCGATCATCTCTGCCGCGAGTTGCCCGGCGGGTGCTCGCCGGGCACGCTCGACTTCGATTACGGCTGGTTCCGGGAGCGCGTAGCAGAAGTCGCCAGCCACTGTCGGCCGGCGGACGGGATCTATGTCTGGCAGTACGCCCTGTGGCACCTGGACCGGGCCGGGCTCATGCCGGACGGGGTTGCACCAATGTTTCACTGTTGACGGCACAAGGCGGGCGGGGCCACGCCATCTTCGAGTCCAAGCGATTCGGCTGACAGCGCAGGCCCGTGAAGGCCGCTTCATGTCAGTGGGCGCTATGGGCGTAGCATCGGACCGCCTGGCAATTTCGTTGAGTTCCGAGTGCTTCCAGGTCGGCGCCCGTTGGAGCGAAGGTGAAAAGTCCTGGTTGGTTGGAGCCACGACGCGGCCGCAATGAGGTCGTGGAGTTTCGTCGTGGGTATCTGATCCACCGGTACTGCTACTCCGACAGCACGTTGTGCGATTTTCACATCAGCGGGCCCGGACTCAGGCACGCAATTTATGACGTCGCGCCCGATCAAGTCGATGGGGTTCTCGCCGAACTGCGTCGAATGGTCGGACCTACCGGGTAGCGCCAACAGGAGTCGGCCCCTTGGGCGAGAGCGTTGTGGCTCTCCGTTCTCAGAACGCGCGACGCCTCTCAATACACTGCCCCCATGACTCTTCCTGATGGCTTTGACTGGGCCAAGGCGCACCAGTACGACCACGGCACCACGGCGCTCACGCTGGGCGACGTTGAGCTGGCGCGCATGATGGAAAAGGTGGGCGGGGAATGGTTCGTGCTGGTGGAGCGGCAGAAGATGCCGCCACCGGGAGAGACCTTCGCGCCGTTGGTGAAGAGGGACTGCAGGAGCTTCGAGCAGGGGCGCCGAGGAACCGAAATCTGGGCGAGCCGGCACGAGGCGAGAATCCGGGAAGAGGTGGCGGCGCGGATCGCGGCCAGGCCGCGCCACCTCGCCGTTCAGCGGAACTAG